TTTACCATCTTTATTTTTTTATTGACAGTATCAATTGCTATAATATTGAATGAATCCTCTGTTTTCGTTCCGTTGATACGTGGAGTATCCGATTCAAAGGCTGCCGCCAAATCAGTCGTTCCCGATGCCACAGCTATTACGGGTATCCCATTCAGGTACCCGAATGTATCACAATGCTGGTGACCAACGAATGCGCCAACCAATGTTCCATTGTATGTGGCGAAATCTATGTCAACTGTCACACTTCCTAATACGGATTGCCAATTATCAACAGTATATGTATAAGTTTTATTAATTGCAGTCTTGTTCTTGTAAGCAGTAAGGATATCCAAAACGACATCGCCTGACTGCCCATTGGGAAATGTGTAATCAAAAGTTTTACCATACCAATATTCGGTCGTAAATGGATTTTCTTCAAATCTGACCAAGGTGTTAAAATAATGTGTCACGATAACTACATGCCATTCATTTTCAACTTTTAACGCACTGATTAAAAAGTTTACTTGTTCCTGAGAACAGCAAGTCTTATAGTAATCTGCTCCATTATTGCTGGACTTAACGGAATCGGATGGTATCTCGCAAGCGTTAAGTACAATTACCCGAACCTTATATTCCGAAAAATCCCGATAAAAATAAGTTTTACCGGACTGAATTACAATTCCGTTTTTTTTAACATAAGGCTTGTAAAACCGGTCATATAACTGAGAAATCGTTGGTAAAGAGTTGGCATTTGACTGATCATGATTGCCCAGAGCAACAAGAAAAGGTTTCTTAAAATCCTCCTGTAAACGGTTGAACCAATTATAATCACTTAATACACTCTTATTGACAATATCCCCTCCATGGATGGCGCAATCAATGCAGCCAAACCTTTGGCTGTATCGCAAAAAACGGCTAACAGCCGAATCATGCCCATGGGTATCTGCTATGAATGCAAATTCGAAAAAATTTACCTGAGAAGTGTCGTTATCGAATCTATCCCCATTATAATTATAATATATGGATGCAGCGATTACGGCAGATTCCTTATCCTTGTTATTCAGAACCACATCATTACTGCCGGTTAATGTACCTTCTTCAAATGATAGCTCAATAATGGATGGTCCTAACTCCCAAGGTGGCATTTCTTCATTGCCATCATTGCGGCGTAAGGATATACGGATATAATGCACATTTGGCTCTCTCCGGTAAACACCTTCCGATGTATCGTCAAGCACAGTCCCGACTGCCGTACCGGAAGAAGTGTACCCCATCAGGTATGCCTTGAAACGAGAATCCGTTTTCAGCCTCACAATACTATAATTGCTGATATCTATCATATCCTTAGTTACCAATCGAATACTACTCGGAGTACTGACAGAACCGTCCGATTGAAGTGTACCTCTGACCCACTTGTCGTTAGGGAGATATACCGAATCATTCATATTCACAGACTTATAAGGTGCTGCCGGAGAATATCTCTGTCCGTCTTGATATATCGTCATTCCGGTTAATGGTATATCTGATTCGGAAAAGTCTTCTTCCGTGCCGGACGCCCCTTCATACGACATAGAGAAACCAACTTTAGCGAAATCATCGGGGGATATAGCACCATCATCGGTTCGCCTGAATGCTATCCTAAAAAAATTTACGCTCCACCAATCAGTAATGTTTTTGTCGGACCAACCATAATCATTGACCAATTGTCCATTTTCACCATATCCTATCAAAGAATAATTATACCCGGGATTTATACGTAAGGTATAATTTTTCTTAGGCTCTATCCGAATCATATTCTTCGTTATAATTCTAGTATCGGAAGAGGTTAGATTGCCTGACATATCAGTAGAGCCATTAATGATTTCACCCAAATCCATTTCTACCAGCACATATTGCGAGGATGTCTTTTTCAAGGATACGGCAAAATCTGTAATTTTAGCAGGGATGGTTACAGTATTTGTGCCACTCATCCAATCTGTTATATCTTCATATTTTACCGAAGCATCAATTCCGCCGATAAAGTACTGATATCCGTCATTGCATCTGAACTGATAGGTCCGATTCCCTTCGATAGAAATGAATTGTGATGATAGCCTGTTTTTTGCTGACGGGTTAATAGAAGTTCCGGAGCCAATACTACCTATCGATAAAGATATTGGGACATTAAACCAACCTGAGTCCCCCGCCAATTTTTCCCCAATCTGATTAATTTTTTCCGAACTGCTCTCCAGTCCGGCAAGGTCTGTTTTTTTTGCATATCCGGCTAAATCAACATTACCTCCACCGCCTGTCTTCCCGGTATCCATCCACGAACCGGCTGTTTCACAACGGTATATCTTCCCAGGGATAGAATCACCAACCACCGCCCAATCTCCGGGGGATGGATTTGGGTACTTGGACTTCAATTCCTCAACAGTTGGGAATAGCCCTTTATTTTTTGTCGCCGACAGACTCACACTATCTATGGCGGTAGAGATTTTGCTGAAATTCTCATTCAAACGAGCAGCTATATCCCGAAATTTTCCCGAATTCAGTATCGTATTTAAATTCATATATTATTTTTTTACTCTTAACACTCCACTTATGATTGAATCACCAATAGGGATTGATGTCATATATACACCTCCCGTTTCCACGCTGTCCTCAGAAGTAGGCCAATTACTTGAAAAAATGTCAGATATATAATGTCTGGATGATATATCGGAATAAACCGCTTTCATTCCAACCCTCATTACCTCACCATTCCCACCTATAACCGTTACGTTCTCAGGTGCAATAAGGATGTCTGTTTTTTCAACCTTATTCTCAATTCTAATTCGTTCCGGATATACTGTGGTTTTCAGTAATTCTTCATTATTGCTGCTGTATTTTTTTAAAATAATATCTCCATATTCATAACCTTCTTCCGACCTGTCAAACCTCATCGTCACTGTCTCATTTCCTTCTGCCGTGAACATTTTCAAAGTCTTACTTACCGGATCTATCACAATCCTCTTACCATCAATAGCAGTTTCTACACGCCCCCTGAATAATCCTCCTACAGCGTATATGTATCCTTTTAAAAATATATCACCACCATGAGTTGCTATAAACTTGGCAAGATTACCCCACTCAGAATCAGAGGGACTGTAATCAGGATTGGATTTTAATCGGGCTATTGTACGCATAGCTTGCTGTAATGTTCCACCCGCCCAAAATGCCACATCGTCATCGTCATTATAGATACCTGAAATACCTGCGGTTACTTTTTGAAGCTTTCCGTTCTTGTAGTTCCCAAGCTGTATCATGTTAGCCAAAATCAAACCACCAAGAATGTCTATAGAACCATCTTTGATTGCATCCTGTATGTATTGCAGGTATTTGAATCTGTCTGCCGATTTATCGGTATCCAATCGTGATGGACACCAATCGGTCGGAATGGTACCTCTTTCCAGCTTAATATCGCACACTGATGCTTTGCCGGAAATAAAAAAAACGCCTAATGACCGACAGGTGAATTTATACACATATTTCTTATATGTATCGTCAAGAGACTCTGTAGAATTATAATCCCCATATCCGACAGTAAGAGATGTACCCTTGGCTCTTAAACTTATCACATACTGCTCCTCCAACATAAGGTTAACCTCTTGCGACAAGTAACCGATATCTGCTCTGTAACCGGACACGGCTTCACTGTCTTCTACGATATTCGCATCCCCTTCCCAGTACTTTATTTTTGGCGAATAAACTTCTGTGTCTGCCTGCATTTGTGTTGATTCTGATATATCAATGCTATCATAATCACCCGTAAACCCTGAATTTAATAAGAGATTTTCATTACCTATCTGCACGGCATTATATATCTCATCGGGAAGGTCGGTCAGATTGGCGGAACCGGTGGAGCCTTCTTGAATGTGAAGCTTTCCTTTCAATTCCACGCCTTTACCTTGGGTGAACTTAACAAAGCTGTTACCATCACGGTCCCCAATATACGCATCACCATACACATGGAAAAACGCCTTGTTGTTAGTTTTGTCTACGCCATACTCAACATACTCCTTGTTCAAGTAGGAGTAGGAGTCTATACCGTGATACAGAGTAACACTCGGGCTGAACACATCGGTAGAAGAGAAAACAATGGCATTCTGTGCGTCAATATTGCTTTCATCCGTCACGTCCTTGTTGTCAATGCCTTTCCATTTGATTCGTGCACCAAGGTGGGCTACAGTATCACCCTTTGCCGGAATGTCACTGCCTGTGTCGCAATCCGCCATGCTGAGGTCAATATAGTGCAATTTGTATATACCGACATTGATAGGCTCTTTGCTTGCCCCTACACATAAACGCCAATAATAATGGTTCGCTACCTGTTGGTATTCTCCCGGTTTTTGTATGTTGAAGTTTTTGCTCTGTACCTGGAAACCTGCACGGAAGCGGTTCTCCACTTCCACACCGTCCTGCTCGGCAAGGAAGAAACATCTGTACACGCCTTCGGGGACGCCATTGTCTACCGTTTCTTTATCCATCAATTGGAGTTCACTGCCATCTGCAAGCAATATAGGATTCCCGTCTGCCATTGAAAGTATGGGCGTTTGTTCAATGGTGCCCTTGGTCCAAACATCAATAAGCGTAACAGCACCACCCGGAGTTAGAACTATCTTTCCACCTACAGAATTTACATTTTGTATCTCCAATGATTCGAAATAGGCTTTCATGCGGACTTTCAGTTTATCAACCTCCGCATAGGTTTGACCTGTTTCCTTATCAACCATTATGATACCACCTGTACTACCACTGACAAATTTCCCTATTTCAAAAGCTTTGTCAGAGGATAACTTGTGCGGGGTACGGTCATCTTGTGTTTTACTGAGAAAATGTCGAGAGACTTTTGCTAAGATATCAGTAGTAGAAATACTATTTCCTCCCAATGTATTACCTATGATATCGCCTGCAATTTCTGTAATAGTACTTCGTAATGCAGAAACATTTGCAGATAATTTGTCTGTTAATTCAACAGATATGTCATATAAGCAATTTTTGTCCGCTTTACAAGTAAATGAATTTACATACATAAGATACTCATGTTCGTTGTATTTTATATACATGCGAACATTCTCATTTAGTAATTCTGCTAATTGAATATTGTCTGCAAGAAATACTCTGGAAAAATTGACAGAGAATGTGAATTTTTCGTCATTATTCTCTGACATATACTTTATCAATGCTTCATCCAATCTCTTCTCAGCAGCGAGTACAAGGGACTTGGGCATCTTAATGCCTGTAATCACAAATTTATCCCCGACAGAAGGCTTATAGTTATTGGTGGCATTAGGCATAACAATTCCGAAAGTGGTATTGTCCTTTTTTACTGCAATCCAAACTTCATTTGTAGAAGTGTTTTGTTGGCTTTCTACATATTGGGATGGTTGTGAAGTAACCTTCTGCTCAAAATCTCCTGCCGGTAAGTTCCCGGAAGAATCCACCAATACAGGGTTGAATGCCCTTCCCGGTTCATTGTCCTTATAGGTAACTCCTATTTCAAACTCGCAAGCAGCGCAATTACCCGTAGTCATATTGATTACAGCCGTACCACCCTCCAAACCCTGTTCGAACAGGTTAAAGCCGTAATCTCCATTATATATATGTAATTTTATGTAGAAATAAGAATGTACATACTCATCTGTATCATTGAATATATTATTCCCTTCTCCGGTTCCGAGTTCGTCACTATCATTAGCATCAAAAGCAATATCCGCAATCTCACCAAATAACTGTCCCGAAGCGTTTGTCACATTTTCTATGGTAGGCTTTATATCGCTGAAATCTACCTTTATCTCTTTTACCTTCTTAGAAGAAAATGTATTTTTGAAAGAGTAGTAATCATTTGTGCCGGGTATCTTATACGTGTCGTTAAGCGCATTGTAGAATCTTTCCGCTCCATTTGTTTGTCTGTAAATGGAAGGCATAAGGTTTTGTGTACGTTCTATAGTACCTTTTTCATCATCATTCGGATAGTAGAAAGGGATATTATCAGAGCTACCAACACCAGTAACGCGATTGACAATTTTATAATTGGCGTTTGTCTTTTTTATTGATACAAGCCCTTTCTTATACTCGAAGGGAGTAGAAATTACATTCTCTGTATATCCTATGTGACAAACCTTACCTACAAAGTAATAAGGAAGTTCGTATATGGTATATATGGATTGTAACGCTTCTGCAAGATACACATTGTCAAGTGAAACAAGTTTGGAATCGGAAGTGATATCATCATCTATGACTACCGAATATCCGATACCCGATTTTGCCATTGAAGCGTTAAGGCGACCTACAAACTCGTTTATGTCTCCCATGAACTTCACAGAAGTAGAGTTGGAATGATAAGTATCTGTTCCAGTTGTCACCACATCCATGAAATACACGTTCTCCAATACGATACGTTCTGAAACGAACTGGAGTTCATGCTTATACATAATGCTCTTGTTGTCCTTTGAAGATGTAGGGGTTTGGTCGACATAGTATCTCTCACCTCTGAACTCCACAAATTCCTCTCCAGTCCACTCTTCATCCAAGCAAGACGGATAGTTGAGCGTGGCGGTAAGCGTAGGAGTGCCGGCCATGCGCTGTGCCGTGTAAGTGTATTCACCCAGCTTTGCAGATATGGTTTCGTTGGGAAACTTGACTTTTTCCCCATGTGTATCCAGCTTGTATATGTATAGGCTCTGTTTCTCCATTACTTGTGTTGTTTGTTTCCTCTGAATTCTTCGTATATATTTGGAAACTTATGCTGGACATATTCGATGAACATATAAATGTGATGGTACATATCTCTATTCTTACCATCATACATAATATCAAGTCGATTAATGTCTTGTATCTTCATGAATAGATTGAAAATTGCGTTATCTGTTTCATCAATTCGCTCTTGCATTTTGGCAATCTCTTTAATGAAGTTGGCATCTATGTTTATCACTTGTTTATTCATTATTACCTCCTTCCTGCTTGTTCGCTTTGTTGGCTTGCTGTTGGGCAATCACCTTTTCTTCTGCTTCCTTAACTTCCTTAGTCACTCGTTGCTCCTCATCGGGTGTGCTCTCCGTGTTCTTTTCAATAGCCGTTTTCGTGGAGAGAATACCAGCCTGTTTCATTGAGATAAGCATGTTGTTATACTCAGTTGCGCTGAACGGCTGCCATATCTTGAACTTACAGCTGACACGAAGTTTGTCAAATTCTGTAATGGCATTTACGTTCTCGCCTTTTTTTACCAATTCTTTGGCTAATCCCTCCTTGAACAGGCGCATCATCTTGTCTGCAAAATTCTGCCACTCGATAACCCCTTGCTGGGCATTCTTCAAATCTAAATCACGGGTCAGCGTAATAGCCAGTCCGCTTATGTCACCACTTGACTTGACATCTTTAGGCAAAAGAAATGTGCATGAGGTGTTTATCTGTATCTTCTCGAACAAATCTTGCAGACTGTCAAGCATACCTTGCGGACTGGGCGGTGCTTTGAACTCTGCACTTCCGTTACCGTCCATTGACTTGTCTTGCAAAATGATACTCCCTGCAAGTTTCTTTGTCGTTTCTGACAGATTGCCTTTAATATACAGAATGCCCCAGCCGTTCCGTTTCTGAATGACAAAGAAGATGTTGTAGATAATCTCGTAAATCTCGATAAGACTCTGTCCGTTGTTCCACGCCACATTACCGCGTTTGGTACACAATGGTATCTCACTGAAACCGTGCTCTACCGGGTTTTCCCTTATCCAGCCATCTTCATCCGCTCCATCGCCCGAATTACGCATACGATACATATACTTGTCGTCATAGCTGTCTATGTATTCCACACCATCCGCATCGGCATAGTAAACACTTTCAAGAAGTCTGTCACCGTTGTTGTCATTATGGGATATGATAACATAACCGTCCTCATAGCTTATCAGGCGGCATTTGATACGTCCTTGATAGTCATAGTAGAATAAAAGTCCTGCATCTCCCGTAGCAAGCTGCGTGCGGACTGCTTTTGTGCGCCATCCGTCCATATTTCTGTCAACCCAATACTCTTTGATAGTGGAATAATTTCCCTTGTCCCTTTCAGGTGGATTTCCACCTCTCAAAGACAACACGCAAGGATTACCGCACAAATAGATAACGTGACTTGCAAGTATCTGCTCTTGGAGAGCCAATGCAGTTCGTTGGAACTTTATTTCTTGATAACCTCCGTTCTCCAACTTCACGCAAATGCTTGGAAGATTATTGTCAAACAGAACATCATGGCTCATTGGGTCAAGTTCCTTCAAAAATCTTGCCTGTGTGACAATTGTTTTTTTGACCTTCGGAATACATGCTGTCCGTGTTTCTGTAACGGTTGCGGTTTGCCCTTCGGAATAATCGTTAATGGAAGGAGTATCGCTGCCTCTGAAAAACGGCTTCTTCTGTAACAGAGCATTTATGTTCCGTAATAAATATAACTTCTTCTCTTCCCGTGTCATTTGTCCGCATCAATTAGGTTGTAATACTTCATACATGCTTCCTTGCTCGGCATGGCAGAACACTCTCTCGAAGTCCATTTACAGATGATGTCATGTTTCTGCGGAACAACAATAATTCTTCGTTGTCCTTCTTCTTCCTCAATGTTGAACTTGTCGTTTAGCTTTACACGTGCATCCAATACGACCTTACTTGCTTTGATAAAAGTGTCTGAATCTCCACTTGCTTTCGCGTCGTCAGCAATCTGTTTCATCTCCGATATTTCTTTCAGCAACGCTTCTCGGTTCTCATCTTTAGATATGGTAGTGATAGCACCGATGCCGAAAGGTTTCAGTTTCTCGGCAAGCGTGGATAACACCTTGTTTGAAGGCTTTTCATCTTCTTGGTAAGCAACCTTGGCAGCAAGGTCCTTATCCACAAAAGAATCGCACATCACCAAATAGGCAACGTCTCTTAATCTTGCTTCAATTCCTTCTGTTTTAAGGGAATTGATAATATCCTTTATGTCGTTATAACTTATCATATCCTAATACCATAAATGTTCATCGTAAATACTTCCTTCTGTCTGTGTATGGCTCGCTTGTTTGGTTTCTTCCTCGTGATTGTAATACCCTGCTTGAATTTCATTCCCGTATTCGATGTTAGCGCACGGTAACATCCTCATTGCGCATGGGTCCAACAAGTCCATAGACCTGCCTTTCCCTAACATTTGGTTCATCTTCTTCTTGTTCCAAAGCCGCTTCTTTCCACTCTGCATATCGTCAAACCGCACAACGGAACATTCTTCCATAAACTCGTTCTCAATCGTCACTTTATATTTCAAGTTTTGATGAGTGTAAGTCTGAACGGCAAGTTTATCGTCAAATGTCAAGTTGCCTTCCTCTATCATCTTGCATAATCTGATATAGCACATATCCTTGACTGTCATTGCGGTAAGTTGGTAAAGCCCGAAAGGTTTATTTAGCGAGATATAAGGTACTGCATCGGGAATGTAATCATTGAAGTACCTTCCGGCAGTCGCGTCAAAAATGATATGGCTTTCGGCTGTTCCATGCTCAAATGCAAATGTCTTCACTGCCATAGCGTTTTCTCTCGGAGTGGACTTGCTAAGAATGAGAATGTCGTATGCGTGAAATCCATCCCATGCCAGAGCCACGAGATTATCCGTACCGTAATCCGCCAAATCCACGGTAATCCATTTGTCACCGTTTACGGCAGGGTTGTTGTTGAACACGCCTTGTGCGGAAATGGAAGGGATAGGTATCTTTTCGTCAGAATCTGGGTCTGCATTATAGTTTACACCGATAAGCCCAGCAGCAGAGCGTGTACCAGAAGCGGCAACTGAACCAACGTACCCTGCATTGCCTTCCATTAGAGCTTCATTTTCATCAACTGTGCCCTCGTATAAGGTAAACGATTTGATAAAGTCTTGATATTTTGCTTTACCTTTCAAGTCTTTAATCAAACTGTCTATCTGTATCTTGCACTTAGCGTAAACTTCTTCTTTTGAATCTCCCCAAATCACATCATCAACGGTAGACCCAGCAACAAAAAAGAATCTGACTTTTCCTATTCTATCAGGGATACCCTTCCCGTCAACTCCAACATACCAATCTATGAATCTTCTCGTCCAATGGGTGCGTTTAGGATTGAATGTCGCACGGAATTTCCCCGTGAATGTTTTGCTTTTTCCACGATTACGGGATTGAATGTACGTAAATACCTCCCAAGGCATTTCGGTAAGCTCATCAATGGCAATCGCATCGTACTGCCATCCTTTCGCGCGCTCCCTCATTCTGTCTATATTCGTTGGGTCTATATAAGTCAAATCGCAGTACGCTCCACTTTGAAATGATATACGTGGCGTGTCTGCCTCTTTAACTTTTACATATTCCCCGAATATGTCCTTGAATGTATCAACAAATCCTCCTCCTGCTTTTTGGTTCCCAAGGCTTCTACGACTTATTAAACATCTAAAATCAGGGTCAAGCATTAACGGTTCACCGAATCCAAGAACAAGAGAGTATGACTTCCCGTTTCCGACCCCGCCGGCACCGAAACATATATCCACGTTCGTTGAAGCAAAGTAGGTTTGGAAACCTGGGAAAGGCTTCTTCACTATCGCATTATGTACTTCTTGTTCTTTCATCAAAAGCAAAAATACCTCTTAATAACAAGGTAATATATACTTAAACCAATGTCTATTTATCATAGTGATAAATACAGTGATTTTTTTATAGTTATACCTTTTTGTTAAAGCATTACTTTCGCATATAATCATTATAAAACATATAGTGTATGAAGTTTACGAAAGAACAGTTTTCAGAAGCACTGAAAGCAAAACTCACCAACAACGGCAAGAAAAACTTGGCTATGAGTGAGAGAAGTTTCAATGAGGAAGTAGAAGACATCTACGCCGATTTGGAAGAGAGTGGTAACAACGAAGAATTGGAGTTGGCAGATGCCGTAGGCAAAAAGATTAAACGCTTGGAACGTATCGACAACAATGTACGCAACGACAATTCAAAGTTTGTAAAGGAGTGGGAAAAGAATCATCCCCAAAAGAATGACGGAGACGGTAACGGAGATGGCAATGGCGATGGTGGAAACAAGTCTGAATTGCAGAAGATGCAGGAACAGATTAATTCCTTGCTCAAACGTGAGGAAGAGAACAACAAGGCTAAAGCAGTCTCCGAAAAACGCAGCCAGCTAAAATCAGCCTTGAAAGGGAAAGACGTGAAAAATGAAGACTGGATTAACGACCAGCTTGAACTGATTCACATTGATTCTGAAACTGACGTTGACGCTCTTACAGAAAGACTGGTCAAGAGCTACAATAAGTTTAATGCTAACACTCCACCTTACATCACTCCGGGCGGCACGGGAGGCGGTAAGGGAAAAACCGATGACTTTGCCGATGTGGTTGCTGTCGTAAGGAAGCAGTCGCACAGAGAAGAAAAATAATAATCATTTAAACCAAAAAGAAAATGTCAGATTTCTATCAGCAAATCCTATTGAACAGTGGCTACCTTCCCGGTAGAGCATTGGTTCAGGCTCGCGGAAGCATTGGTGGTCATCGCTATGTCTTCGTGAAGCTACAGATGAGCGGGAAAGACGCACTTGTATTTCCTACCAGTGGTGGAATTGTTAAAAACCCATTCAAAGGTAATGCAAGAGCTTTTGCTGGAACGCTCGCTGAATATATTCCCAGTAATGGTTCTAATGGAAGCGAAATACGCATCCTAAAATCGTATGCAGTTGCAAAAGCTACATCAGAATCATCTGATACGGTTATTTACTTGAAAAGAGACGGGTATTCCCTCATTCCGTTTGTAGGGGACGTTCTCATGGTTGCTCCTACCACATTGGTAGGGAAAGGAACAGCAGTAACAGTCACAGCCGTTGAAAAAACGACTGACGGAACGGCTGGCGATGTTTGGAAAGTTACATTGAGCGCAACCCTCGGAGCATTAACAACTTCATCTGTTCTTGTTGAAGCGAAAGAAGCAGGGTCTGGTAAAGAAGCTATGGTTACTAATCCTAACTCATATCTTCCCTGCGACTTTGATTTTGTTTTTGACCCGGCTGCATCCGAAGATGATTTCGATGGTGCAAGATACCTTATCACTCCTGCATTGGCATTAGGAGATGTATTCCTCTACGAAGACCGTATGCAACCTCTTTCGGCTGCATTAAAAGCTTTGAACAAGAGCAAGGTTAAGGGTTGGTTTAACATTTAAAATTGACGAAACTATGCCTAAATTTGATTTTAATAACAGCAGATATGCAAGATTCTTTTCAGACAAGACCAATCAACGTTTCTTGCAATCCTTTGTCAATACAGAAGGTCTGCTATACACTAATTATGGTTGGTACAAGACTCAAGGTGTAAAAGCTGGTGCTCCCACACCTACCGCTCCTAATGGCATCGCTACTTTTTCTGTGAAAGGACGTGACTTGAAAGCCGCTCCTTTGATGGATTTGCGTGCACCTCTTGGTGACAGTAATCAAATGGATAAGGACGGTCTGCACTGGTACACCGCATCCATCCCTGATTTTATCGCTCCCGGTTTCGTTGAAACAGCTATGGAACGTGAAGCAAAAGAACAACAGTTTGAGTTGTTTGGAAACGATGCCGATTTGGTAGCCGCTTGGGTACATACATTACAGTCCCAACTTGATAGTGCGGACGCAACCATGAACTTCATGACTGCACAGTTAATGTCTAAAGGTCATATTGACTATCGAAATATCGCACGTGGCGTTCAAGCTCCGTTGCATAAGGCTGATATACCAACAGAGAACTTTACTAAAGCTGGCACAGTAGTTTGGACAGACGAAAAATGTAAGATTCTCAGTCAAATGGCGGAAAAGGAGAAAAAATATCGTGAAGGATGGGGGTATGAAGGTGCAATGGTATGGCAGGTTACACGCAAGATGTTTTACGAAGTAATGCTGCAAAATGCCGAAGTTAAGGAATTGATTGAAAGTTTCAAGAAAAATCCTTTAGCTTACATCGCAACAACTGCTACTGCACCTACTACACGAGAGTTGTTCTTAGCTGCTTTCCGTGATTATCCCGGTGTATCTCCAATTGAAATTGTTGAAGAACGTGAGCGTAATCTTACCAATACCGGAGACACATTCGTACAAGGTTGGGACGATAAGATTGCTGTTCTCCGCCCTGCCGGATATGCTTGTGAGTTTGAATACACCAATAACCTAGACAAACAGATGTTTGATAAGTATGGTTCAAGCGTAATAACCAAGATTTTTGCTCAGGCTAACGATGGTCTCTGCACGATTGTGAATACAACAACAAACAACGGGCTGTATAAGGAATGGCATACTGATGTAATGATGTCAGCTTGTCCTGCACTGAAAACATTCCGTAATCACGTAATTGTAGACACAAGTCAGGCAGACGATTAAATGTACAATACATTGCGTAGTAGTTATGGAAAAATCATTTGACCCGATAGCATACCTCAATGGGCTTACGAGATTTGTCTTTGAAGATGATGCGCTTGAAAATATCGCATACGAAAACGGTTTGATGTTTATTTCAGACCGTTCTGAAATAGATGAATGCACTAAAGACCATTGCCTTATCGCACTGTACGAACTTGTCATTAGCGGTCCGTGGTCTGTGGCTTCATCATCACTCCAACATGGCAGTTACAGACAGGACATAGGTAGTGAGACGGTAACGGCTGCCATAATCCAAAACTTGAAAGACCGTCTGAAAGCACTGTACAAAAAGTATGGTGAAGAAGAAGCGTTGAAAAGCATGGATTCGGGTAGTATGAGTTGGGTCAATGAAAATTCATTAGATGTATAGTTTATGCGTCTCAAAAGAAAAGCAATAGCAGAATACCCGTTTCATGGCACATTCTACACCGTGATAACGAATAAGCCGGAAGACGGGAACCTTCTCGGTGACGGTGACATGCTTGGGAATGAAAAGACGGATAGTTCTCCCGAAGTCCCCACTACGGGAGAGACCATCCTTCTTGAAACTGAATGTGACATACAGCAGGCTGCAAAGCTGATTAATTCTGGTACTATCATGGCTGACTATAAAGTATTTTTCCCGTGCAAAGTTGGTGAGAAGCTACCTATACGTTTCAATACCAATTTTAAATGCGAGGATTATGCTATACCTATTAACGGTCGTGTCGTGGGACTTGAATACAGCCAGTTGGGAGGTTGCCACGTTGATATTAAGATGAGCGAGGTGTAGGCTATGGCGAAGAAAGACCGCATATCAGAACTTGTCAGATTACTTTCCGGTGAAGGACAGAAAATTGTGGATAGCCAGTTGCAGAGCAAAGGATATACGCACCGTTCTCACAACCTGCATGACAGTTACGGATGGGGAGTATATGTAAACCGAAAGTTGGTTGCAAGCGGTTTCCCGGCTATTCAAGCTACGAAAGGTAAGAAATGGTATGGTGAAACGATTAAAGGTCGTGAAGCGATTACAGATTTTCTGCGAAACAAGTATAAACCGCATGACGGTATAGACTTGGTAGTAGCTGTGGCAATGCCATACGGTGAAATAGTCGAAGACAAGTACAAGTATGAGGTGATAGCAACGGCAAGGGATGACGTTAAAAGACTTGCTTCAAAGTTTAAGAACGCAAATTTCGGGATAATAAGTCACGGTAGTTATTGATTATGGATAGCAAATATAAGACAACATCGAAAGTGGAGAACTTCTTTTCCATGCTGCTGACAAAAGCGGCTATATCCGATAACCTGTTTATCGGGAATATGCCTGCTACCGTTGACAGCAGTTGGAAAGAAATGGTGCTTGTTGACGTTCTTTCCATGAGAGATTACGGTGCTTACGCCAAAGGTTCTGCCAATGTGTTCCTTTACGCGAAATCCGTTGACAGCCACGGCACGAAGCCCGTGAAGGAACTATACAGGATGGAGCTTGCACTTGACAAGGCTATTGAATCTTGCAAAGACACACATTACGTGATTGACGTAAACTTCCGTGATGCGGACTACGACCAGAACAGGAACTACTACTACAATGTGGTAAACATACAAGTTACAATAAGGTAAACAGATTATTAACAGGATAACATTTTAAAATTATGGCAGTAAACAATACTGGCGCAACAGCCAAAAAATTCATCAAGCCTTCTTACATCGTGGCAACTCTGTTCACTGGCTCTGAACAAGACGATGTGCCAAAGGGCGACTCTTATATCCTTGAAGATGTAGTTGAGGATACCACTTCAATCGCTCAAGACGATAACGATGTAAACGACATCGAGTGCGAAACTTCCGACAGCCCCATTCTTTCCATCGTGAAGCTTGGCAAATACCAGTTTACAGCTGAGGTTGCAGATACACAAAAAGACCTATTGGTCGCTCTCATGGGATTTACGGCAGGAACTACTGTCTCTACCAAATACTTTGCTCCTGCTCAATACAAGAAATTGTATGCAAAGATTGACGTAGTGTTTGAGGAAGGGGAAACGATGACTGCATTTGTGGTTCCAAAAGTCCAACTTAACTCAAAACTAATGCTTGAATCTTTGAACTCTAATGTGGGTCGTATCAACCTTGCAGGAACAGCGTATGATGCAAATATCGCCGATGGAGAGAAAACTATCAGAACGCCGTTTTATGTAGATTCAGCTTATACTTTACCCAAATAAAACTTGTTCATAATAGATAACTAGAGTGTTTACGGGCGGTAGGCTTATATGCCGCCGCCCTTCATGTTTATAATCATGGCAGTATATAGAGCAAAGAAAAAAGATACAGGACTAAAGACAAATGTTGTAACGGCTTGTACTCCTATATCTGATGAGTCAATGGAACGTTTGGCAAGGATAATGAATGACAGCCCAAGCATTGTAAAACTTCACGGTACGGAGTGGCGTATTAAAGGATTGAAGCCCGGTGTTCAATGGCTTATAGCCGAACAAGCGTGTCAGATTGTGAAGGGAGAGAAGTTAAGTATGGGAGATGTTATCAAAGAGTTCTCGGTAAATCTACCGGCAGTTGCACACGTGATAACGCTTGCACTTCTCAATGACAGGGACAGGATATTCTCTGATTATGAGAAAAAAGAACTATCAAATGACTACCACAAGGTCTTTGACCTTTTGATGTGGAGAGATTACGACATAAAGGACTGGGCATTATTGCTTGGTGAAATCCTTAACCTCATAAGCACGGATTTTTTTTTCGAGAGTACCAATGTGATTCAGACCGTGAGGGAAATGACCTTGACGAGGAAGACGAAGAAAACGGAACAAAACTGATAATATCCCGTACAGAGTGGGGGCAGATGATTGATTTTCTGCGCTCCAACACTTGGTGCTCTCGTGACGAATATTTATGGGGAATGACGGTTGGACAGGTCCGGTTAAGCTCGTTTGATTTTTCCCATGTAGAATACGGAAACAAGGACAAGAAAAAAAAGAAGGTCAGCAAAATAGGAAGTGTTGACGATTTGAAGAACTTGAATGATTTGGGTATGCCCATAATTAATAAAAAAGGATAACGATATGGCAAATAACGAAGCAGGAGCTTTCCTCGACATAACCCCTGATGTATTAAAGAAGTTGGATAGTTTCGATGAGAAGCTGGAGAAGATAGAGAAGCACGCCCATACAGCAGCAGATGCATTGAAAAACGGGTTTGGCAGTGTGGTAATGGATACGAGTAAATTGGAAAGTGTGATTACTTCGTTAGCCAAAAAGATAGATGCTATAAAAGGTAATCCATTTGAAGGAGCAGGGAAAGGTGCGGAAGAGACTACAAGAAAGACTACTTCTCTAAACGAAAGCCTTTCACGTGCGGCAGATTTGCTAAACAGAATAGGAAACAATAAAATCGGAGAAGGTTCATTTGCTGACTTTAATATATCCGGATTGAAGCAGGGATATTCGGATTTGAAAAAATACGTTGAGAACATGGACTTGTCAAAGCCGCAACAAAAGGCTGCGGTAGAAGCCATGCGCTTCATGAAGATGGAGCTTGACGAGCAACGAAAGACGGACGAGCAACGTGCCCAATCTGCGGAAAAGGCTGCACAACGTAAGGCGGCAGCGGATAAACGTGCTGCAAAGGAGGCAGCGGATTTAGCAAATGCACAGCGGTCAACTCCACAAGGCGCATTAGATTATTCTAAAAATGCAAAGTCTCTGCAACAGAACGTACAAGCTATAGAGTACCTGAAAAAAGCTCGTTTGTCTTTGAACACTACCGATGCGAACTATAAGAGCATGCTTGAACAGATAAACCAAGCCATTGCAAAACACAACCAAGCATTGACGGAAGCAGGAGTCAAATCACAGCAGCTTGCCACACGCCATCGCAACCTGATGGATACAGCCGGGCAATTAAGCCGTCAGCTTGCTTTGTTGTTCTCTGTGTCACAGATTGAAGGGTATATCAGCAAGTTGGCAAAAGTGCGCGGTGAATTTGAATTGCAGCAGCGTTCGTTACAAGCAATCTTACAAAATAAATCACAGGCAGACCAAATTTTCAACAAGACTGTCCAACTTGCCGTAAAGTCGCCATTTCAAATTAAGGAACTGGTTACATTCACAAAACAGCTTGCGGCATACCGTATTGAGAGCGACAAGTTATATGATACGACAAAACGACTTGCCGATGTATCTGCTGGTTTAGGTGTGGATATGGGCAGACTTATCCTTGCTTATGGGCAGGTCAAAGCGGCAGCATATTTGCGTGGTACAGAAGTTCGTCAGTTTACGGAAGCAGGTATCAATTTGTATGGGGAGCTTCAACGATACTTTCAAGAAGTAAAAGGCGAAGCGTACACCACGGCGCAGATTGTAGATATGATTTCCAAGCGTAAAGTCACCTTTGAGGATATAGAGAATATCTTCCAAAGATTGACTGACAAAGGAGGATTGTTCTACAATATGCAGGAAATACAAGCCGAAACCTTGCAGGGTAAGATTTCCAACTTGAAGGATAGTATTGATGTGATGCTTAATTCTATCGGTAAGGCTAATGAAGATACTTTAAAAGGCACTATTGACGCCGTTAAATCCCTTATTGATAATTGGGAAACGGTTGCAAATGTCGGTAAAACTTTAACAGAAGTAATAATATCACTTATAATATCATACAAAATTCTGAACGGGTCATTCGGAACGGCTGCTAAAAATGCCATGACGCAAGCAAAACATTTTGGCGTACTAAAAGGGATGATGGCAGGATTGAGCGGACAAGCAACAAAACTTGGAGCTTCTTTGAAAACGGCATTCTTAGGTGCGATTCCTCTACTTGGTCTGACTACTGCAATAGAACTTTTCACTCATTTGATAAGTGTACAGCGTGAATACAGCAAGGCGCAAAAGGAAGCGGATAATAAATACTACAAAGGACAAGTTCGTGTATCTGAAATAGAAAATCTATCTGTGACCTTAGACGAAAAAACATCAAAGCCGAAAATCAAGGAGGCTTTGAATGCGCTCGTCAAGGAAATGAATAACGAAGGTTTCAGTATTGAAATAAAAGCAAACTTGTCCGAAAAAGAGGCGAAACAGCAATATGATAATTTATTGGAGCAGCACAAGAATTATTTAGATGCAATGCTTGTGCTTGACCAGCAATATAATCTTGATACGAAAAACAACTCATGGTTTTTCTGGCAGAAGGATTATGAAGACGCGGATAAAAATCTGAAAGAATCTTATACTCGCGCAGTATCAAAGATTCCAGAGATACAGTCTGAAATTGCAAAATTATTGAAAGCTGGTACTGGTATTGACGATACCATGCGCGAAGAACTAAAATCGCTCGAACAAGGCGTGAAAGAATCCGGGTCTTTGAAAGCGCTGCAAGACTATTACAATAAACTTGAAAAACTCCTGAATAAAATAAAGAAAACAATAGGAGGAGATGTCGTGTTTGCAGGGGATGTTTACATCCCTACAATTTCAGAAACAACTTTTTCCGGTGTAAAAAGCAATATCCTTGAAGGCGTAAGAGGGATAATTGATACTCTTGACAAATCCGGTGAAAAAATAAAAGAAAAAGTAAGGGATGTATTTACGAAAGCATTTAGTAACAAGTTGCTTAATGAAGATGCAAAAGTCGCATTGGCAAGGCGTTTCATTAACGAAAATTCTGAAATTGCAAATCTCATAGAGGAAATACTTACAGATGAATTTAATTTGGATTTCACCAAGAAAACGAAAACCGGTAATAAGAATGAACCAGATATAGACACTAAACTTCAACGTGATATATTAGCCGAGCGTATTACCCTTATCAAAGAATTGAATAAGGAATACGAGAAGCTGAGCAAGGTAATGGGCAGCGATCAGGCTGCTAAGACTGTTATGGAGCGGTATACGTCACAGCTTAAAGACGTGAAGATGCCCAAAAACATTATTGGAGATGTTTTCCTTCCAAATAAGGAGAATACCGCAAAGGCTTTGCAGGAGCTTGCAAAGATTATTACTGACTTTAGGAAGAAAATAGGAGCACAAAAAGATGCTAATGTCTTGTTTGACGAAAAGGATGCAGAGGATATAAAGAAACAACTTGACATTACCAAGAAGAACATTGAATCCATGTTCAACGGATTGGACTTGCACAAGAAACTGAAAGATGCAGGACTGTCCGAAGCGGAGGTTCAACAGTTGTTCCCCGGACTTGCAAAGACATTGGATGGTCTCGAAAAAGAAATGAAAGCATCATACGAAAAGAATTTCCCAAAAGGAGAGTACCTTGTTGCAGATACTGACGCAAACAAGCAATACTTAGCCGATTTGGATAAGTTGAATCAGCAGCGCATAAAGGAGCAACAAGATACTATCGAAAGGCTGGTCAAATCATACAAAACTCAGCTTTCAGAACAATTACAGCTCGATGAACAGTATTACAAAGACTTAGAAGAGATACGTGACAAATTCCAAAACACTCCGGACTTACAAAAAAGGCTAGAAGAAAATGCGACAAAGATGTACAATCAAAAGTCAGCTAATAATGCATGGAAGGAATTTACTTCATCGGACAGCTATCTTAACTTGTTTGACAATATAGAATACTATTCCACTGCCGCATTGCAAAGCATGAAAGATAAGCTTGTGAAAATGCGTGAGGAATTAAAAGACTTGTCACCTACAGGGTTGAAGCAAATAATGGAGCAAGAAGAAAAACTTGACAAACAGCTTAACCAAAGAGACCCGTGGAATAAGTTAACAAAATCTCTCAAGGAATATACAAAGCTCCGTAAAGAAAATGCAAAAAATGAGAAGGACGAGGCTAAAGCGAGAGATTTGCAAGCAAAATATGAGGAACAATTACGCACGCAAAGTAAAATAGTAGCAGAAAAGAAAGCAGCTTATGAATCCGCTACTGAAAATATAGATGCAGCATTTGAAGAATATGAAGTTGAACAAAATAACTACGATTTATTAGTTGACAAGAAGAAAAAGCAAGACGAGATAGTAGCCGGATATGATGCTGCCAACAGAGCTTTGTCGCAACAGGCTCAAAAGCTACAAGGGATAATACAATCTCTTGGAAAGATTGATATGGGTGGAGGTATGGTTGAAAGTATATCGGGTATTACAAATTCGGTATCAGACTTTGCTCACATGTTGGAGGATAGTTTCGGTGTTGCAATAGGAGAAGACCTTTATGAAATTTTAGATGGTGTAGGTGCATTATTCGGTTCTCTTGAAAGTTTTGACATAACAAAGCCAATAAGTAGCTCTCTGAATGTACTCACCGGACTTGGCAAGACAATCGGTAGCATATTCGGCATTGGCAATAAGAACAAGAAGAAAGAACGTGAAATCCAACGGCAAATAAAGAATATAGAATCACTTGGTAGGGCATACGATGAGTTAAAGGAGAAGATGGAAGCCGCTTGGAGTGCAGATGATCTTCGTACACAAACCAAAGATACAATAGCCAATTTAGACCAACAGATTGAATCATATGAAAATATGATTAACTCAGAAGAGGCAAAGAAAGATTCTGATAGAGACCGTATTGATGAATGGAATGATGCTATAAATGAACTGAAAAAGACAAGACAAGAAATTTTAGACCAACAGAAATTAGAATTAGGAGGTATAGGTGGGGAGTCAGAATATAAGGATGCCGCCTCTTCATTTGTTCAAGCATGGATGGATGCTTTCAATGAAACAGAAGATGGACTAAAAGCCCTTAATGAAAACTTTGATAGTTTTATTGAAAATCTTATCGTCAAACAAGCTACAATGAGACTTGCGCAAGGGCGTTTGAAGGAACTGTTTGAGAAAATAGATGAATCTGTTACAGAGGGGAGCGTAGGAGGGATTAACCTCACTAAAGAAGAGCTTGCAAACATCCAGGCTCTTGGAGAAAGCGCATTGAAAGGATTAAATGAAGATTTGCTTGCGCTTATGGAAACATTAGGATACAAAGGCACAAGTGTAGGGCAGAAATCTGAATTGTCGGCACTTACTCAAAGTATTCAAGGAGTGACGGAGCAAACAGCTGACGAATTAGCGGCTATTTTGGAATCTGTCCGATTTTTCGTTGCTACGCAAACTTCGGATATTACTGCAATACGCAACATACTTGAAACAGAGTATATGCAATCAGGTGATGGAAGTTCAAACCCTATGCTCATAGAACTTAAATCACAGACAGAGTACTTAAAATTAATGAGCGATAACTTTGAAAGTATTCTTTCGTATAGTGGCAATTCCAAAGGGCGTGGAATAAGAGTGTTTATGCAATAGGTATTAATACAAAGGCACTCCGCTTGCGATAAGTAGAGTGCCTCTTCATTTGAAACGTTGGTCAATACTCAACGTGCTCTTATGCTAATATGTGGCAATTCTATTTTTCAGATATACTTTTCACTTCTCTGTATATAGATTGCAGTGTACAGACATCATGCTTGAACTCATCTATTGCATAACAGTCTATCAGCGTGGCATAATTGAAAAGCACACGTGCTATATCATCCGCAAGCTGCTTGGGTGATTGCTACTCGTTAAAAAACTTAGTAAGTGAAGTAAAATCGTATTCTTTCTTTTTGTTATTTTTTGTTTCCATTTTATATGAGTTTAATTAGTTATTATTCTTTTTTTTAAGTATTCCATGTAATCTACATTGTATTCCCGTTTTTTCAAGTATTCAAATCGAATAACCCCATGATGCCTCTCTCCTGCAAAATACAGAGAACCTATACCTTCGTATCTCCCATTTCTTATTTCAGGAAGAAAGTTTTCTTCTATACTGTCCTTTCGCATTACCGTTGAATATCCATCAACATAATGCGCCCTTATTTCAACATCATAAAGTTTCGCAGGATAGAACGGTCTAATAATAATAGAAGCGATAAACAGCAAACCTCCAATCAATGCGCATTTTCCAACAACTTCAAGATACCAATCTCTATCACTACCGTATTTCTCTCTTAATTCAAGACCGAGAATTATACCTATGATTGGAGATGCAATTACGATTGCTGCTGCTATGCCTAACAAAATATAACATATTACCATATTTTCTTACTTTTTAGACATACCTCTTGCTGTCCGCATAAATGCGGATAACGTAAGTAATTGGTTTATAAACTAATGGTTGACTTTATATTATGCAGCAGGCTCTAATTCTCCCTTAATCTGCTTGACCTAAAACATGTTTCAAGCCATCATATAAACGAGTAGCATCCTCCTTTGTCAAAATTGCGGCTATTTCATCACCATCTTTTTCCATACATACTGAAATCTTCATCTCTTCGTCATGTGTAGTCGAATAAGACTGACCGATTGTGATATTTACACCGTTATCACTTTCAATACTTTCATGAATAGAACCTTTAATCTTATCCATGTTCTTAAACATAGGCTTTTCCATATTATGAGGCTATTTTAGAGTTATACAATTCAATTACAAATTTACGCCCTTTTTCCGTCCAATACATGTGTTCCCTTGATTTCTGCACTCCATTGTCTATGTACGGATGTGGAACGTGTTTAGTGTATCCGTTCCCTCTGTATTTGACATGAAGGAAGTAAATGCCTGATTGTTTGTACTGAATATACCAATTGCATAACAGCTTGTTCAGCTTTATTGCCGATATTCCCAAAAATGCGGCTATCATATTGGTTGTGACAAGGCCTTCACTCGACATTATCTTATCGAAACTTTCACATTTTGGGGCGAGAGCTTTAATTTCCTTGTCCTTGATGACAATTTCTTCCTCTTTCTGTTCAATAACAACTTGCTTGTGTTCGTTCTCCGCTTCAAGCTGCTTTAACCGTTCCTCTCTCTTGGCAAGGGTAGCTTGTGCGATAGTGAGGGCGCGTGCCATGATTTCTTCGGGAGTGTCGTCCTGCTTAGTGGCGAGGTAGCCGCCTGTCTTGCGGATGGTCTTTAGAATTTCCTTAACTCCTTTCTTAAATTCTTTGGCAATTGGCTTACGGGATTGCATTAAGACTTCATATAAGCCATCTTCGGTTAAGAACCAAACTTGCTGATTTCCACCGGGGGTCGGAAGATTGTTCCGAACCTTTTCATCGTCATCAACAAGGTTTACTAATTTGTTTACGCTACTTTGGTCATACTCGATACACTCTGCCACTTCTTTGGCAAGGAACAATGGATTTTCGGCAGTTCCGTAAACCGTGAATTTGTGCCCAAGCAACTCAGTTTCGCTTAGGACTTGAATAGGTTCTGTTCGCATAACAAAAAAATGCACCTACTACGAGCTGCGAACAAAACCATAGGATTTTATTTGTGGACGTTTCCGTTACCACACTCGGTAGGTGCAATATCTTAATATAAATAAAGATAATACTCGATATGTACTGGCAAAAAATAAACTCCAATGATGAAGTCATAGGAGTTTGCCGCCCCTATAATTTTGTTCGCACTGCAAAGGAAAGCATAATTTTTGATATAACAAAACTTTGTGGTGTGTTTCTTAGCATAAATATCATATATCGTCACTTGGCTTTACCCTCTTATTGGGATTTGATTTGTAATTTGGCATATAATCAATCCCTAAGTCGCCATTAACTTCATCAAACCTCATACTGATTCCGTCGGTTCTCCACCAGCGAGAATGGCTATTTATTATATCTGTATCCATCCTGAAAGATTCTCCGTTTGGATATTTCACTTTAAATTGCTTCTGCAAGTTATCGAAAATATCGCTTCTTTCTTTTATCGGTCTATTGTCGAAGTTTAATTTCACAAGTGTAATAGAATCGTTTACATCGTCAAAAAGTATTTTCATTTTTGTGTTATTATATCCTGCGTATGTTATATTATACATGGATTGTCCAAACACTTTTTTAATCGGTTTATATCCTTTCTTAGACATAGCCAGCTCAAATTTCTTACTTGTAGTGTTTATATCAACTCCTAATACTTTTTGCGCATAAGAATTTGCCGCAAAAAATGTAAACACAATGATTGATAATACAAATTTATTCATACTTTTATTCGATTTAATTGTTTTCGTTGTTTATAATTACTTTTGCATCTATTCCCAATTTTTCAATTATATTTTTTATAATTTCACACTTACGTTCTGTTGTAAGACAGGTGTGTACATGTAAATCATTACCAACAGATTTGTATCTGCAATTATATCTAACAGATTCAGATAATCCATTAAGCTCTTCTGTTGTTATTATTACATCCCTTCCTCCTGAAGGACCAGTTTTCATGTTTAATTTCTTAACTTCATTAGTACCAACTTGTCTTATAAAATCAGTTAAAGTATCACTTCCATGCGCATTGCTTATTACTTCCCCGTTTTTGAAAACAATACTTATTTCTCCCCTTTTTGTTCTGCTTTTTCGAGAGTTAGATATTCTATCACTAAAAAAAGAGATATCCAACCCCTCCTCCGGAGAATACCTTAACAAAAGATTTACCTCACTCTTGAATTTACTAAATTCATTTTCTAAAAGTCCAGTTAATGTTGGTATTAACTCGTAGTTTACAAGTACTAAGTTTTCAAGTTGTTCAAGTTCAAACACCATGTCGTGTGGTGGTTGAAATCCTAACGATTTAATACTTTCAATAGCATTTTTCAACTCATTTATACGAGCCTTTTTAGCTTGTATGAGTTCTTCTTCTGACATTAATTTATCTTCCATGATTATCACTTAAGTGTATTATTACTCTATATTAATCTAAAATCCTTCATATATAGATGTTTCTTTTGATAATCTATCCTTTATCTTTAAATATGATTCTAAGATATACATAGACAAATCATAATTGCTAACATCTATATCTTTATATTTATTACCAACAGAAATACGCATTTTTGTTATCTTATTTTCAGATAACTTTTTTATTTGTTCTTCTGAAATAAAATATGAAAGTTCTATTGACACCCCAAACCTTCTTTTACAATATTTGTTCTCTAATATGTTTTTAAATTCAAATATATCTCCGTTATTCAATTTAACAAGCATCAACTCACCTTTGAACGCATACACGTAATTACATTGCATAATTCCTATATTAATATAATAATGAGGTCTTTTATCACATTCCTTACAACAAGATAAATGCGCAGAATAGTAACTGTCATCACCTACTGAAATAGTATAATTTTCTATAGTTAAACATCTCAAATTACCATCAATAATATCATCAGATGTTATTCTCTTTCCATTCTCATTATTATTTGATTTATTCGGTACTTTATTCTTAGTCTCAATATTGGGTATAGCACTATCACGTGTATTATTATTGTCTGATACTGCATTGCTATCCACCGCATCCTTAATCCCTTTCGCAGCACACGCACCAAGACCCAGTAGCCCGAATATACTCTTTGACAATATTCCCCATCCTTGCTTATACGCCCTCCGTGAAAAGGGGTAGCCCTTTCTTGTTCCCATGATATTATTCTGTTATAAGTTAGTAATATTCAAATATCTATTCCTTTATCCTTCCATTTTCGTCAAATTCAAAAGGAAGCTCCATTTGCCCGATTTGACGCATCTTCATTTTCTTAAAATTATCACAAAACTGCTTCATGTTGTCGGAAACTTGAAACAACGTAATAACCTTGTTTATCTGTTTCTCCAAATTAGGCTCTCCTATATCAGTAGTCAAAAGCTGGTGATACCTGTTTGTTCTGTTCCCTGATTCACTTTTAGGAGTCTTCTTTTTAAGTTCCTCTAATACACCGTTAGGAAGTTCCTCGTATATAAATGTGTTCGTCCATTTTCCTATTATTCCCGGTCTTTTCTTTATCCCGTTAACAGTATAATCCCATCCATTAAGCCTGAATAATTCTTTATAGAATATATCGGGGAAACGTTTCTGCCACGGAAGGAGTTCCTCTGAAATATACGCTTTAAGTATTTTTTGAAGTTCGTCATTCTCCCTTTCGTATTGATAGCCTGTAGCTTCGTCAACAAGTGCTATGATACCTACCTTCGCAACTGAACGAATTATTATATCTGCATTACGAACAATAACATCATTATCAAAAACACCGGCACGATTTGCGTCTATTATAGCCGAACAAATATCGACCAAAAGAGTAACTTCATATCCGTTAGCCGTTGATTGTGAACCACCTGCATTATTCCTTTTGAATTTTATAGGTTTAGAAAGCCGCTCTGATATGCTGTTATCACCGGCACAAAGATAGCTTGAAACACCATCCATTTTACAGAAACTATTCATCCACTGACCACTTTTGCTATCATAACCTATTGCCTTTTGTATTCCTCTACCGGAAAATACTCTCATTCCATTGTCGAGCACATAGCATGGTATTTCTAAATTGCCCAGTCGCAACGGAGTTTTATCTGAGCCGTACTTAGCTACCAATATTTTATTTTCTTCCATATAGCAATCTTTGTTTAAGTTAGTAAACGTCGCAAAATTACCACATAATCTACAATGGAGCAAAAAAAGAGGCATGTTAGAAAGCAAAGTGCCCATTAACGCTAGCTCTAAGGACCCGGATTTACGTGTAGTTATGCAATAAAAATGAAGCGGTAGGATGTTCTCTTACCGCTTCATACGTATGATAAATCTGTTATTATTTACTTCCGTGGTCGTATATATCACCGAATTTAGCTTCTATGAATATAGGGTATATCACACAGTCCATTATTAGACATACGAAAGGGCGGTTATCGCCACTATATCTGAAAACAGCAAGTTCTTTAATATCCTCTGTGATTATTGCAGGAAGGGATGTTGGCTTCAACTGTTTGATTGGTATCATTTCAAAACCATATTGGTGTTTCCCGGAAACGTTTATATCTTTCCAGGTAAGACAGCACAATTTTTGCATCCTCGTTACAAAATCCTTGAACACACTATTATCACATCCTTTTAAAGATGTTTTCATATCCAAGTACTTAAAGCAGAAAAGAGGTTCTTTGCTTCTCGCATCAACCTCTTTTTCTTTTAAATTAGGCTTTACATCTTTATGCTTTAACTTAAACTTGCCACTCATTTATGCTTCAATTTGTGTTTTGAAAAACGCCATCATCTTATCACGGCTTATTACAGAGTTTATTTCCGTGGTTTTCCAAGGAGATTCTTCATGTGTCATTTTCATCAAGGCTACAGCAGAAAACTGGTTGTATTCCTCATAAACATTGTTGAAAAGTTCTTCTTCATCATTTGATAAAGATATACCTTCTTTTGAAGTTGATATAGAATTGGATTCAAACGATTTATATTCCTTATATACAGAAGGGACAACCGGTCCATATTGCCAAGCAACAATATCCTCATCAAACAATGGTGTTCCAAAATATGCCAAATGGAAACCTTGTTGGTAATACATCATCTTCTGCAATTTCAGATTTGATATAGTATCACCATGTTCCAAATCTGTTTTGGATATAATTTTATTTGCGATGTCTAATGCTTTGTATGCCATAATACTAATGAGTTATTTGTAAAAAAACAAAGGGTAAGCATACCTATTATTCAAGGATAAGCTGCAAATACAGCTTTAAGGTATGCGTAGCCATGAGCGTAATTATGATGCAAATATAGAGGCTAAAATTTGTATTGCAATGGATTTCTTATTTAATTTATACATGTTTAATAGCATACAACAAAAATCCCCGAACGCTACGAACGGGGATTACATTATCCTATTTTTAATGTTTTTACATTGATTGTCAGAAAAATCACGGTGGTTATACAAAAATAAGTGTTCTATTTTTCAGATTCATCTTGAAATTTCAATGGCTCGCAACTACCCAACCTCGCTAAATTGATACTCTTACATACCCATTCAAGCAAATATGCAGACGGCTCGTCTCCGTGTTTCATTCCTATTGCGTTCTCTATTCCATCAACTACATGGCTCGCTTCATGGCAAACAAGCCCCATCCTCATATCAGTTTTATTGCGGAATATCACAAGTATGCCTACCATATTAGTGTCATTCCGTACAACTTCCGTTAATGTCAATCCGTCCCATTCAGAATTTGTCTCAAAACTTAATCTTTTGCCACTTCCGTTTTCGTGAAAATATCTATTAATGTAATCCTCATCAGAACCTATATAAACCCATAAAAGGCGTGGGTATATTACAGGGTCATACTCGTATAATAAGTTTTTCTTGCTCATAAATCCTATTTATTTGTGAACTCATAATCTTTTAAAATGAAGTCAACCACATCATTATCAAAACCTTTCAACACAGCAACGACCGCTTCAATGGCCATCCCAATGTCTTTAGGGCTTTTCATAGGAATGTCAGCACCTCTTCTCCACTTGTTATGCAAAATCAGGAAATCTATCAATTCATTCTTCTTCATAGTTTTACCTCAACTTCAATAACATACACCTTACATACTTCACGACCCAACTCGTCATAAACCACTCTTCTCACAAAGCCGACATCCGAAACTTGAACTCCGGTTTCATTTTCAAACCCATTCAGAAGAACAGCTATCTTTTCGCCCAACTCCTGCTTCTTTTGCTTTATCTCTTCAACATTCATGTCAATTGTCAGTTTTCAAATATATATTCTTCAATTCGTCCTTTTTTAAAGATCCGTACTTTATTGCACGGTCTATACGCTTACGGGCATTACCATCCTTAGATTTTGCACTATTTTTAGAATTATCTTTAGATATAATCAGTTTAACCAACTCGTTCAAAGGGATAGGCTCTGCAACAGCTCTATCCCAAATAGAAGTGAAAAAATCTTTTGCAGGTTTTCCCATAAGTAATTTCTTTTCCGTTTCATCACCAACCTTTTCAAAATGAAGGTAAGGTTCCGAAATAATATTGAAATATGGCAGGAGCGACTTTTCATCCGGTTCACTCACCATGCGAGTTTTTAGTAGTTTTAGATAACGTCCTCCATTCCTTGTACGTCCTATGGCAAACACCCCGTCCGCAAAGTTGGAAAGAAGCTTGCTCCCTGCCATATTGGTTTTAGACAAGGGCTTCCATTCCTCAATCTTAGGCGTATGCGCTATTACCATGATACTGATTTTCAGCTCACGCTTCAATCTTGTAAGACCGTCCATAATAGCACCTGCGAACTCCGCTTCTGCTGTCTGCGTAGAAAGATAGGAAAGATTATCAAGTATCATAACCTTTGCACCTGTATCAATCAGCTTGTCTTTTATGCCGTCAATCACGTTCATGTTAAAATCTTCGCTGTCCACTTCTTCCGATATGGTGCATCGGATAAGCGACTTCGGGAAATCCGCATTGCAGTACCTTCTTGCAAGCTGCCTGTCCGATAACTCAAAGTCGAAGTACAAAACGGTTTGAGGACTTACCTCCACCTCCGTACATTCGCTTTCCCCTTTGGCTATCTCGTAGGCTATCTGCGTGGCAAGAATGGATTTACCTATTCCGCTATCGGCAAATAAGAATACAAGCTCGTTCTCCCACCAAAAATCGCCCCAAAGCCTATGAATAGGAGGCTTCTTCTTACCGTCCTCAATGACTGACTGCATATCGGAAGAGCTGAACAATGGTATTTGTTCAACCATATCTCCATCATCGGGAATATCGCTACCTATTTGCTCAAACCGTTCTATGTCGGCTTGTATTTGCTCTTCTTCTATATAATTCATTGTTTTTTAAGCTCCGTTTTAGCGAATACTAAATTTTGTACTTCTTCTTCCCATGTATCACCTTCGTTTCCTTCAAAGTCAAGGTAAACGGTATCATTCGGGCTTGCCCCATTGATGCTTGAAAATATTCCGACTATCTGCATGGGGATGGAAAGCCTTTCTCCTTGTTGGGAGCGGAATTTGATATAAACATAGTTGCCTATTTTTAAGTCTGTTGTTTTCATAATCTGATTTTTAAGCAAGGTGCGCCAGCATTAACCAACGCACCCGTTACTTTTTCTACACGTGGCAGATAGGCTATTCTTTCAGAAGTTTTACACGTTGATTAATGATATTCAAATACTCGCCCATATACTCACGTTGAGCTAAAAGCAATCTTCTTTGATTTTCATCTTTAACCGATTCCTCAAATTTTGGAGATTCAACGAACAGACAGAGCTTCTCCAACTTTGCTGCCAAATCCTTCTGTTCAATTACCAATCGG